TGGAATCATCGTTGCCATCATCCAGCAGTTCAAGAAAGAAAACGCCATTGACCACCAGGTAGTGGTCGGGATGCTCAAGATTGTGCACCGCTCACAGCAGCGCGTGGAGGACAAGGTACAACAGGTTGACGAAAGGCTGTCGAACCACCTAGAGTTCCACGCCGCGAAGGGGATGCTTGACAATGAGCGAACAGTTCAGCAAGATAGAGTTGAAGGCAATAGCGCAGTTTCTTCGTAAGGTGTACCCAGGGGTATCCGAGCAAGACAACTTGTGGAATTTGATTTCAAGAGTTGAACAACAACTGAAGGGGGAAAATGAAACCAGCCACCGAGGGAGCCGAGATACTCCTAAAGGCGCATGAACTAGTTACACGAGATAGGCAGAACACCTACTCTCATCCGCTTGACGATTACTCCAGAACCGTAGCCATCTTCAATGCACTGAAGGGCGAACAGTTGATGACCGCAGAAGACGGCATCCTGTTCATGATTTGCGTGAAACTCTCGCGCTTGATGCATGAGTTGAAAACCAACATGGATTTGCCGGACAACATCATTGATGCTGCCGGGTACATTGCGTGCTTGCAGATGGTTCGCGAAGCACAACGTCAGCGTGACCCACAATGAAGAACAGCAAGTGGGACATTGAGTCCAACACATTCAACTTTGACGAGGACTTAAAGTACGGGCAGATGGGCGAGAAGCGCATCCGCAACATGCTGGAGAATCTGGTTGAGGGTTCCTTTGAGGTTAAGGCTGACAGATACCGCAACGGGAACATGGCCATCGAGATGCGCCAGAATCCACGCCGCTGTGGCAAGTGGGTTCCTTCCGGATTGCAGGTGACAAAGGCCAAGTGGTGGGTGTATATTTTCTCAATGGACGGCGGTTTTATTATCGTCTCCGTAGAAAGACTGAAGCGCTTTATCAGAGCCAACCATGAAACGCTGGAGACGCGAGACTTTGCGCGGCGCTCCAGCAATCCAGCATGGGGATATCTGCTGAAGCCCTCAGATGTTTGTTCATTGCTTTACGACAAGAGGTACGACAGTGAGTAAGTGTCCATGGTCCCTGGTTGCAGTCCACTGGATTGATGCCTTTGATTCAAGCAACGGTTGGATTTCCACCAAGGAATACAAGCCGAAGCCTCAGCATGTAATCAGCGTGGGCTGGCTCTGGCCCGACCTGCTTGATGATTACGTGTCGGTCACCTGCTCATGGTGCCCGATGGAAGAGCCGGAACTTGACACGACTGGAATGGTCACGCACATTCCGGTTGGCATGGTCCAAAAAATCGTCATCCTCGACGAGCCCGACTGGGTTGTGGAATGAAACATTCAGCGCTACGCTGACCAAAACGAGCGAAGGAGGCTCCATGAAAATCAATAAAATCAGCAAACCAACGCACGGCTCAGCCGAATGGCTGGCAGTGAGATGGAAGAACGAAAACGGCGAAGCCCGAATCTCGGCCAGCGTCGCTGCCGCAGTTCACGGCGCTCATCCATATGTAAAGACTGCCGACCTTGTCAGCGAACTCATCGCTGCCGAACCACCGCAGCCGAAAGCCCCGAACTCAGCGATGCTGCGCGGCACGACGCTGGAGGCACCAGTTCGTAACTGGTCATCCTCTCTGCTTGGCTACCCGCTTGAGGAGCCACAGGAGATGTACGTGTACGAAGAGGACGGTGTGCGCCTTATCGCCACGATTGATGCCGTCAATCCCGATGGTCTAATTCACGAAATCAAGACCAGTAAGAAGCGCTTTGACGGCAAACTGCCAGTCATGTGGTACTGGCAGGGAGTGCAGCAAGCCATCTGCACGGGCACCGACGAGATTGTCTGGTGTGTGTTTGACTCGGACATGGACCTGAAGTTCCACACACAGAAGGTCACCAGCGACGAGAAGCGCACCCACATTGAGGCATGCCGGCGCCTGCTGTCCTACGTGGACATGGGCATGTTCCCAGATGACGTGCGTCCGTCGTATCAGAACATCTCTTCCCTGCACCCCAACGCAGAGGACAAGGTTGTGGAACTGGACGGCGACACCATGTCAGTGCTTGAGCAACTCCGCAAGTCGCAGGAGATTGTCAAGTCCATGGAAGAACACATCGGTCAGTTGCAGGCAGAAGTCTGCCGACGCATGGGCGATGCTGCGATTGCCACTCACAACGGTATCGTTCAGTGCACCTGGAAGAACGTCAGTCGTAAGTCGTTTGACCAGAAGAAGTTCGAGGAGGAACATCCAGCCCTCCGCGATAAATACAAGAAACAAACCACATACAGGCAATTCAAAGCAAACAAGGGAGACCAGCAATGAGATTCAATTTGGATAATTACGAGACAGTAGAAGCAAGGCTTGCCAAGTTCTGGGAGATGTACCCCAACGGACAGGTCTTCACTGCTATCCACCACTACGACGACAGCAAGGTCGTGTTCAGGGCTGAGATTTACAAAGACATCAGCGACCCACGCCCAGTGGCAACTGGCTTTGCCGAAGAGATTCGGGATGCCAGCCCAGTGAACCGGACATCTCACGTGGAAAATGCAGAGACCTCCGCAATCGGGAGGGCCTTGGCCAACTACGTGTTCCAGTCCAAGACTGCGCCACGCCCTAGCCGTGAGGAAATGACCAAGGTTGCACGCAGCCAGGAGCCAAAGTCAGATGCTGACTTGCTTACCAAGTTCCGTGCTGCTTGCGCTAAGGCTGGGCTTGACCCGCAGGATGTAGCCAAAGAGGCAGGCGTTGACCTGAACGAACTGACCGATGCATCCATGCCCAAGTTGCGTGATGTGTTCAAGCGCATGCAGACCAAGCCGGAGCCAGCACCAGTGGTTGATGGCACGCAGGCACTGCTTGACAAGGTGAAGGAAGTATTCCCTGAGGCCAAGGAAGAAGAGCCACAGATTAAGGAACCCAACTCCCCTGCATCAAGTGCACAGATTGGCAAGTTGCGTGCGATGCTGCTGGCCAACGGAATCGGTGAGCGCCCAAGGCAGACTGAGACCGTGGCTGACATCATCAACCGTCCAATCAACAAGTTGGACATGCTGACCAAGGCCGAGGCCAACAAAGCAATCAAGGCTCTTGAGGCAAGAGCCAACCGTGAATGAACGAAAAGGATATTGCGAAGGCAATAGCGACAAGTGCACCAATGATTCATGTCGTCTGTTCGGGACTCTGGGAAGAGAGGACCGTCAGGGGAAACGGCGTGTCAAAGGGTGTGGAGACCCTGCTGCTAGAGGCAGACGCAATCGCCGAAAGGGAGACAGCAAGGCTCGGCGTGCGCGTAAGAAGTTGGGTCTCGGCGGTCATCTCACGCGTCATGAGGAGAACTGGGGAGGAATCTTCAGATGCGAGATAAAGGCCGGCGCTCAGATAAGTCCTATTGCCACCAGGTTTAATGCAGCAAAGGCTCAGTCCGATGCAGCCAAAGCCATAGGTGACATCAGACCATTCGTTATGGTGGCTATGCCAGACGGGACCAGCCGTGGCATAGTGCTTATGGACCTTGAGGAGTTCAGTCAGGTAGTGTCTTTGATAGAGAAGTAAACGATGAGAATAAGGGTCCCTGTCCTCCTTCAGGGCTCATCGTCCCTGACCGGGTGGTTCGCTGGTATTCCCACCCGGTCAGGGCAAAACCCTTCAAGGAGCAAAGGAGAATAAAATGGATTTGATACCAAGGATTTTGGCAGCGGTTTCTGCGACGTTGTTCTTCGTCGGAGTTTCCTACGGCGACGAGCCGTCACAGGAGCCAGCCAAAGCAAGAGGTGCTGAGCAAAGCGTTACGGGGGTAATGGTCAGCACCACACAGGCACCCACCACTACCACTAGTGTTTACATAATTCCGCCCATGGCACGGTGTGGACAGTGGTGGGTGCTTGCGCTTGAAGCAGGCTGGCAAGAAGAAGAACTAGAGACTCTTGACTACATCATGTGGCGCGAGTCCCGATGCCAGCCGGAAGCACACAACACGACTCTGAACAGGGACGGCTCTACCGACATTGGCTTGACGCAGGTGAACGACAGGTCGTGGTGCCTGCCGACTCGCTGGTATCCGAATGGGTACTTGCAAACGATTGGCGTTCTGGCTAACGTTGGTTGCGAGGAGTTATTCGACCCGCTTACAAACCTGCGGGCCGCCAAAGCAATTCATGACTACGCCAAAGAAACCAGCAACGACGGCTTCTCGCCGTGGGGAGTATGACTACATGCAACTATTCAGCGAATGGTTGTTGGATGACACCGACGACAAATTCATGAAGCACGCCGCCTGCCAAGGCTTGGACTCAAAGATTTTCTTTGCCGAGCGTGGCGCCAATACCTTTGTCAAGAAGGCCAAGTCCATCTGCGCCAAGTGCACAGTCCGAGAGGACTGCCTGCGCTACGCCATGAACAACCGCATTGA